GTTGCCCAGTCCATCATGGTGGCGATACTTCTTTGTAGTGCGGCCTCCACAGGCTCTGTCTTGAGTGACTCAATAAGGTACTCCTCGTACAGGTCGTCCCTGGCCCAATGATCCAGTTTGATCTTTGATTTCAACACGAAGTCTATGTACTTGTCTGGGTACAATGGGTTGATGTGCATGATGTACCTTCCAAACTTCACGAAAGCGTTGTAGTACGGACTCTTGACGAAGTCATCGTAGGTCTTTTCTTTAGAATTGTGCTGATGTATCTTGTAAAATCTTTGGAACACCATAAACGCATTGACCACCCATTTCTCATCTCTTTGTAAGTATCTGCGCTTTGGTTCGCAAAGATGCACCTGTAGTGTCCTCTCCTTGGCAAACTCCTTGCCACAGTACGTGCATTTATTTGTTGACGCCATGAGCCTCTATCAGTTCCTCTAGTTCTCGGTCTGTTATAACTTTGTCAAGTGTTTCAAGATCTGTTTCTTTCCAAGTTGGGTATATCTCCTGCAGTTGTTTAAGACTTTTGTTAGGCACACGCTTCATGGGTTTTATCCATGGATGGAACTGCTGTTGCAGTGATCCACACATGGCTGTGAGTATCCATAATAACTTTTTGTGTTTTGATCCCAAAGTAAAACAGTGTTTGTTCACACACTCGTTGACCATTTCTACGTAGTGCTCAACATAGAATTGATCCTTTGCTGATGTACTGGAAACGTATCTCATGAGCATGTAAGGGCTGTAAAGTGATTTCTCTTTGTCGTCTATCCTGTCATAGTAGTCCTTGTTCCTGAAGTCCACTGCCTTCAGGCCGTTCCTGAGATCAAAAAATTTTCTTGTGTTACTTTTTTTTTCCGGCATATTTTAATCCAAACATAGTGCATTCTTTGGCATCTACGAAAGTTAATTTTAATTTATTCTGCATGTGATTCATAGCTGAAATCTTGAATTTATTTTTCCTTAACCAATCAAAGAAATCCCTCACCCAATCCTCGTCCCTCCATACCGCGATCTTGTTGCTGGTTATCATGACAGGTGCGTCTATGGTTATGGTTCGTCTACCAGACCGAGCCATAGTCAACCTGTTCACACTGCCTTGAGATATCTTTTACAAAATAAGCACACATGGGTCTACGTCCGTTGGTCAACGGAACTGCCAACATTTGTCCTGATTTGATTTTGGGAAAGTACCATTTTACTTCGGTATAAATGTCAACCACATCTATGGGCATGAACTCGGGTTTGGTGCTAGACAGTGGATTGAATGTGAATGCGTCAAAACCTCGGTCATTTAAACTGGTAATTGGTAACACATGCATCTCAGACTGTCCCGCCTCACCTATCAACATTTTCCAATCTAGTGGCATTTTGATCTTGTGATCACCTATTTCTAACACAGCCGCGGGCGCATTAAAACTTTCCAAAAAGATAAGTGGTATGTAGAAGAAGTCTGGATTGTTAGGATCAGAATTGTCCAACACGGCAAATCTCAATTTCTCATCTACCCACTCTGGAATCTTCTCCAGTTTGTAGGTTCTGTCATCAAGTGTAAGGATTTTCATAATCTATCTTTTCTATATTATACGGGTAATTGGCCTCTTTGTAAAACTTTTTCCTTGCTCCTAGGTGTCTTTTCGCGAACTTGCAACTGCTGGTAATGTCCCATATCTGTACGCTGTCCTTGTCTTCGGCTTTCCTGATACCTCTTCCTATGCTCTGTATCACCCTGACGAATGACTTGCCTGGTTCTATGAGAACAAGATTAAAAATCCTAGGAATATTAATGCCAACAGCGGCAACTCCATATGTGGCAATGATAACCTTATTTGTCGCAGTAGATATTTCATCATATTGTTCCTTCCTGTCTGTGTTTTTGGTTGCTCCGGACACAAACACTGCGTCCTTGATTTTCTTTTCAAGTATTTCCCCTGCGGATATCCTGTCCACTAGTATCAGTGTGTTGCCCGATGTGGCTATGCTTTGGATGGTCTGTGCCACCCACGTCATCCGTGTTTGGTCTGTCGTGAGCCACTTTAGTTCCTCTCCGTAGGTCTTGAATTGTGGGTGATCCTGCGTCTGTAACACGTTGACATGGCAATTGGCCAACACTCCCTTGTCCTGTAGTTCACTGGCCTGTATCCTATTGGCCACTTCGCCTATGCTACATTTCAATCCCATGAATTCGTAGTCCGCCTTTGGTACTGTTCCGGTCAGTCCCCAACGTATGCCACAGTGTGCGAATGGACCGGTCAGCAATCTCTTCAACACGTCGGCCTTGGCCATGTGTACCTCGTCTATAATGATAGTGTTGATGCCCTGTATGGCCTCGAGGAATTCGGTCGTGTGTTCGTCTTTGCTTTTCTTCTCTAACACATTCAATGATTGCCATGTGGCTATGGTGTTGAACCTGCCCAGTTCTTTCCTGTCTCCGTAGTACACACCAACGTCGAGATTACACGCCAGGAAATCCTCTTCGGTCTGTGTCACAAGACTCTTGTTGGGTACGATGGTCAGTGTCCTGCCGTAAGGTTCCACCAATTGACACAACGCCGCGGTTATTATGGTCTTACCCGCTCCGGTGGCAATCTCCTGTATGCACTGTGGATTCTCGATGAATTTGTTTATGGTCTCCACCTGGTAGTCTCTGAGTTGTATTGGTTGTCCAGCACATGGATGGTTGTCGGGCCATGTGATGTGTGCCAGGTAGTCCTTGTCCACGGCCTTGAATTCATAGTTGTGTTGTTCTCTGTGATCCTCGAAGTCCACATACACTCCACCATCCTCCAGTATGGGCAGTATCTGGTCCACTAGGTTGAGGTATGTGGTACCTCCCAGGCCAAAGAAACTGACCTTGCCATCCCACCTACCCAGTTTCACTGCTGGCAAGTGTCTGGCGTATGGTATCTCGTATTTGAACTTGTTGGACAGTCTCTTACGCCACTCGAGGCTGAGGTTCTCGAACTTCACATTCACTTCGTCTTTGATTACTAGTTTACAACTGCTCATCCTATACCTGTTCTATCACGTGATCGTGCCAATCCCAACTACTTGGTTGGTGATCACTATAATACAACTTTTTTGGAAGATTTTCAAGCAGTCTTTTTAGATTGTCCGTGCCAGTGGCATAGTATCCACCTCCCAGTGCTATCAATGAAGCCCGTGGTTTTACCTTACTCTTGATCAAAGCACGTGGTATCCTGTTCCTGACGAAGATGATCTTTGTGGTGTCGTCTATGAACTTGAACTGTTTGCTCATCTGGTGCAGTTCGTAAAGATTCTCAAAAAACTCCCTGGGCTTCTTGTCATCTATCACGGTCGTCCTGGCACTGTAGCCCCTGCCCTCTTTCCTGTACACGGGTTCCTTGAGATCGAAACCCCAGGCGCATTGTTTCATCATGTCTATTCCGTGTGATTCAAAAATCTTCAACCAGTCCCAGAATTCCCTTATCTCTTGTTCCTCATGCACGTCGCTGTGGCATGGCATCAGCAAAGGGAAAGAATCCAGTTCTATCAATGCTTGTACCACTTCTTTTTTGGTGTATGCCACAGAGTTGATCCACAGTTTATGATAGTTGTTGTGTGCTATGCGACCGGCCAACTTAGATTTAGCGGATACTGATATGCCCTTGGATGAAATCGCAAAATTCTTCAGACTGTCCACTTGTTGCAACAAGGGCAGTCTTGAAATGTGTTCTGCCCAGCATTCCGTCAAGGACTCTGGAGCATTGTCTATTATAATTTCGTCCTCCGTTTGTCTAGCGGTGGGTTGTCTGTGTCCCACTATCTGTTTTCTCACGGCGTCGAAGTCGTCCAACAGTTCCGCAGTGACGAATTTGAAATCATAACGCACTGCTATCAGTGTAAGATAGTATGCGGTGACATCCGTGTGGATGAACGTCCATTTCTTATCCTCTCCGGCGTAAAGGGCATACATGCCTGGCAGGTCACGCTTGTCCTTGAGGCAACGTATCAGTTGTATTACTTTCTTGTCGTACGGGAATCTCAGTTCGATCTTGTCCACCCCGTCCTCGTCGGTGTATTTCTCTATGCTCTTGTCAAAACTTATTACCCTAAAGTCTTCTTCGTAGACCGGATTATCCAGCAAAGATTTTATATCCATTTGGTGTGCTTGAAACAAGGAAAGGTAACGCTTAAGGATGACCACTGCAAGTCGTGCCTGTTTCTCTGTCCAAGCATACTGTGACTCCGCTAGTGATCTCACTGTTTCCCTGTCCTTGGGGTGCGGGTTTATCTGGTTCGTACGGTGATCTGGCCAGAAATAATCATTATATGCTAGTATTTTAAGTGCTTCGTTAATAGTTTTTGGCAAATGTGACTGCATTTTGATACCTGGTAATTTAGATAATTATTAG